ATGCAACGATTTGGAAGTATTATTAAACAAATAAATAGGAGAAACAATATGGATGTAGAAACATTTGAATGCTCACATAAAAGATCATTCGCATCTAAAGAAGGTAATGGTAAATATAGTATTTACGTTACCAAAGATGATGGTAGTGATATGACAGTTTATGGTGAAGCAATAGGTGCTGAAGGCTGGCAAAAAGGTGCAAGATTAAAAATCATGGCATTGCCTGCTAGACAAAGTAAAACTGGTAAGTGGTATCAAACTGCTAAATCAGTTGAGTTACTAGGTGGTGAAGTAAGTACTTCAGTTCCTGTACCAACTGTAAGTGCTGCCAAACCAATGGTTCAAGATAAAGATGCTCAATGGAAAGAAAAATATAGATTAACTATGAGTAATCTTATGGCTTCAGCTTTATCAAATAGTAGTGGTGCAGCAGGTATTGATTTTGATGCAATTGATAAAATTGTCAGAAAAATATTAAGTGCTAAGTTTGATCCAATGGATGACAGCTTACCACCATTTTAACCGATTTCTTGTGCACTCCCTACGAATCAACAAACGCACAAGTGACTAGGTAGGAGCATAGACCTGCCTAGTTAAAAATTTAAGGAATAATATGATAGAACTATTAATGTTGTTAATAGCACCAACAGAAATCAACCCACAAAAAATGGGTATAAAATATTTACTTAAAGAAAAATTTGTAGATTATCAAAGTTGTGAAGAATATGTTATTAAAAACACGTACACTAAACCAGGAGAACAAGAATTTGATGGAGTATTTTATAAAATTGATACTAAAGAATATAAAGTATTCCTCACTTATTGTAAAAAAATAAATGACAATTAAAATGAGAAAACTTATAGTAAGACTACGTATGTGGTATGCTAAATTAAGAGGACACCCAGGACATAGATGGGATTATGAACCATCTGAATGGTATATGGGTAGACATAGAAAGAAGAAAAAATGATAACTGAAAATAGACTAGAAGATGCTTTGAAGTATCTTGCTGATACTGATGAGTCAAGTGCAGAAGCTAGTGCTAATGTAAAGTATTTAGATAGATTGCTTAAAAGAAAGAAAGCATTATTTATTACTGCTGAAAAAAATTTGAAGTCTATCTCTGCTAAAGAGCAGGGATTTTATGCTTCAGATATTTATAGTGCAGCAGTAGATGAATTGTTTAATGCTGAAGTTAAAGCAAGTACATTAGAAAATAAAAGAGATAAAGAAGGTTTGATTATAGATCTCTTTAGAACTTTAGAAGCTAGTAGACGTAAAAACAATATATGATTTATAAGTTTAAGATATGGGTTTGGACACCAATGGTAACAGAAATCTTTATTACAGCAAATAATGATGAAGAAGCTAACAAGGTTTTCAAATCCGTAGACTTAAATAATTTTAATTGGCAACGTGAAGGGATGTTGCATAATCGTACAACTTACGAGGTTATAAAAGATGGCTCTAAGATTAAAAACGACACTCATCCCACAGGATCAAGTAAGCTCAGAGACTAGATTGTGGTATGCTGTATTAGCACAAGCTATTACAGATGCTTCTTATTCGGGTGTTCGTAAGGCTTATGTTGATTGTAAAAAAAAAGCTATAGAATGGCTTAAAAACAATTCAACAGATTTTAAAATGGTTTGTCATTATGCTGATTTAGAATCAGATTATGTTAAACGTAAATTTGATATTGCTTTTACTAGTAATAAGTTTAATATAACAAATATTCAACAAAAAATTATGGATGATAGACGTACACCAGCACAAATTAAATATGAAAAGAAAGGTTTTAAATTAAAATTTTAATGACTAATGTAGGAATGTTTAAAGATATGACTTATGATTCACTAAATAAACAAATTGATGGAACTCATTATAAAAATATGAAAGTGCAGCCAGCACATTTTATTAATGAAAATAACCTTCTATTTGCTGAAGGTAATGCTATTAAATATATATGTAGACATCATCTTAAAGGAAAAAAGAAAGATATTGAAAAAGCTATTCATTATTTAGAAATGATTTTAGAGAGAGATTATTCAGATGAATCTAAAGAATCCTGGGTAGAAGGATACAGAAAGTGGAAACGTGGGACACTTTAGTAATCTTAATCAAGAAAATAAAGAACTAAAAATCTATAGTCCATTTGGTCCATCTATTGGTCATTGTAAATTACCTAAAGAACTTATTAATGATTTTAATAAAGATTGTGAACATATCATGGATCATAAAATAAAAAAAAAAACACATGATTTTTCTGATGATCTTGTAGGAAATGTTAAACAAGAATTAGTTATTAGCCCTGATGTATTTACTAAATGGGCTCCTTATTTTGAAAAACTTATGACTGCTTATATAAGTGCACATCCAGAAAATACAAATGAATTACAAAGAATTAAATTTAGATCTGCTTGGTATGTAAGAACTTTTAATGGTGATTTTAATCCAGCTCATTATCATACAAACTGTCATATGTCTTGTGTAGGTTATTTATCTTTACCAAAAGGTATTGAAAAAGAATGGGAACAAGAAGATAAAGATCATTATCCTTCTGCAGGAGGTATTGAAATGCAGTATGGACAAATTCAATTATTTTCAAATAATACAGTACGAATGAGACCAAAAGTTGGAGATTATTATATCTTCCCTTGGTGGATGTATCATATGGTTTATCCTTTTAGAACAAAAGGAGAACGTAGATCTTTTAGTTTTAATGTATATGGTGAACCTAAACCAGTAGATAAACCTAAACCTAAATCTAAATTAATACTTTAACTTATAATTTTTTCTATTATATTTTGTTTTATCTTTAAAACGTTTATGTTTGTATTCAGATAAATTTCTAGCGATTGGATTCCTAGTCGTTATTTTCTTCTTCTTTTGATCTAACTTTTCCAAAAATAATCTTATAATTAAATTTTACACTATCTTCAAATTTGTTTCCTGTTGCTAAGGGCTTACCAGTAACACCTATAGAATGTCTTGTGTTTTCACAAGCTGCTAATAATAAAATCATAAATAAGAATATCATTAAATATTTCATTTATTATTCCTTATTTTTTTTCTTCTTCTTTTTTTTCGGTTTTTTTTCAGAAAACTTCTGTATATTTTTTTCAATGTTATTTACCTTTTCTTTTACTAAAACCATTTGATTAGAAAGAGAAAAAGTTTGTGATAAGTTCCAACCACCTAATGCAAGTAAGATTGCAAGTAATGCGGTAATTAGTTTTTCATTCATTAATATTTATCTTCTATTATTTTAAGTATCTTTTTTTGACCCATATATATTTCTGTTTCTGCTGTTACTTTACCACAAGCAAATCTAACATTTTCAGGATTTACTTCTCTCGAAGCTATACGCTTACTTTTTAAACAATCTGACATAGACTCTTTATAAGTATGCTCAATAATACCACCTTGATAGAACATACAAAGAGCCACTACTACTTCTACAACTTTATCCATTAATGTACTCCATTTCCATTTGAAAATGTTCTTTGTTTATCTTTTAATTTTTCTACATCAGATTGAAGTTTATCAACTGCTTTTGCTAAAGCTGTAATATTAACTTCATTATGTAGCATACTATCTACTCGTATTTGTAATTTATCGGTCTGCTTGTAAAGTTCTTCTATAAGCATAAATTGCTCGGAGTCTGCTGGCAACGAGCCTAACAAGCCTCTAGGCCAGCCAATCCTAAATTCAGAATTAAGTTCTAAATCTTTTGACATAATTTCTATTTCTGTTGAATGTTTATTAAGTTTTTCTTGTATGCCAAAAAACGCCCACGTGCCAATTGAAACGAGGGCTATTAAACTAGCTACCGTTTTCATAGGCATTTGTACTGCTGCTGATTCTGATATTTTTAAAGCCATTGTATTATTTTAAATATTAAGTAGAGTGTTATAAATATAAACATAGCCATCATTTGTATATCAAAAGGATGGTTTGTCATTTACGAAACATTGGTAATGCTGCACCAGAATTATGGTAACAATTTAAACATGATTTATCATTAGGTAGATAAGCATCACTTGGAAATATAACGTATGCTTTATCAGTAGGAATAACTTTACGACACCATTTACAATGGTTATTCTTTACTGGTTTCTTCAACGCTGTGTTTTGCATCTTTAATTTCTGTATTTGCTTTATCTAAATCTTCTGTTACGTATTCTAATTTTTGTAATGTTCTTTTTAATGCTGAGTCTTTAGACTTACCAGCATCAGTTAATTCGTTAAGCTGTTCTTTAAGAACTCTTACTTGTTCTTTATATTCAGCTATTATTTCTTGATAGTCTGCTTTTTCGGTCATTTTTTAGGTAGCTTAGATCCACCGCCACGAAAGATCTGTGTGCCTTTAATACCAAAAATTGATGCAACTACTAAGATCCACAAATTGGTAAACCATTTAGGAAGATTAGCAAAATGGTCAAAAAATAAATTGACTTTTGCCATTGCTTCAGGTGAATCACTAAAGACTGCCCAAGAAAGCACCAAAATGGGGGTACTTAATAATCCCAAAACAAATTCATCCTTGTAGTCGTTCTGCCTAGCTTCTAATAATTTACCATTATATTCTATTTCACCCCGTGCTTGCTTTTCAGCAGTCAATAGA